TAATGGATGAAACATCAACACAAACACCATGGACAACATTTGAAACCATGAAAAATGCTTTAGAGCAATTGCAAACAAGAGCCCCATCAAGGGAAAATTCTGTTGCCATAACACAGCTTGAGACCGCTATGATGTGGCACAATAAAGATAGAGCAAATACAGGAGAATTAAAAGGATCAGATACGCACGTATAATGGTTGATGAGTTAGGGAGTTTATTCATCAGGAAACTGGTGGGTTAAAGATGGCTCCCTAACGCATGTCCAGATTATGGTAATTGGGTTTATAAGAATATGACATCTTGCTCTGATTGTGGGGTAGCCCTTGTTGAAGACGATGAGGAAAAAGAAGAAGATTTTTATTATGAGTACAAACGATCAAATGTTAATTAAAAAATATAAAGAGAGGTATTATGTTTTTAATGTAATGGCTGAAAGCTGGAGTAAAACTAATCCCCTCTCTGTGAAAGAAGCAATAAAATCATTTAATACTGAAGAGGAAGCCTTTGAGTTTGCAAATAACTATATCAACGACTGGGGATATTCTTCTGAATACGGTATAAGTACAAAACTAATTAAGGATGGAGCCGATGTTAAGTTGCTGAAGTAATGAAAAAAATATAGTATCATTACTATATGACAGAGAAAGCCAAGAGCTTCATAGATCTTGATACTGCGCAAGNGTTTAATATACTCGCATGGATAGAACATAATCATATTGTTAATGAAAACCAATCCCTTATAGAGTTCTTTGACCATGCATTTCTTCGCGATCCTTATCTTGATGATTCTTCTGAACTTGTTGTTATGAAGGCTACGCAGATAGGATGGTCCGTATTGGCTATCTTAAAAAGTATATGGTTTGCAAAGTATCGGGGCGCTAATATTGTCTATACATTACCTTCTAAGTCTGTTGTTAAAGACTTCGTATCTCCTAAAGTTGATCCTTTAATTGAAAGCAATCCTTCCATTAAGGCGCTTATTGGTAAGACTGATTCTACCGCACTTAAAGCTATAGATAAAAGATTTATTTACTTTCGTGGATCATGGGAGATTGGTGCAGCACTCTCTATATCTGCGAATATCCTCGTTAACGATGAGGTTGACCGATCTAATCAAAAAGTACTAGCTGCTTACCAAAGGCGGTTAGATGACTCACGGCGTACACGTCCTGACTTGGGGCATATATGGCAATTTTCTAATCCGTCCATCCCTGGTGCTGGTGTTGATGAGAAGTGGCAGATGTCAGATCAAAAGCATTGGTTTGTTAAATGTCCTTTATGTAATTACGATTGGTATCTTAAATTCCCTGATAATATAAACTTTGAGACACAATCATATATTTGTGCTAAGTGTCATCGTGATTTACCTGATGATGCACGGAGACGTGGCAGGTGGGTTAATAAACGAGAAAGTGATATCTCTGGGTATTGGATATCTCAGATGATGATACCTTGGCATCCTGCATCTAAAATTATAAAAGATAGTGAAGGAGATCAAGAGATATTTTATAACTTCACATTAGGCTTGCCTTATATCTCTAAGGATTATACGGTAGATAGACAGACTATATTAGACTGTATAAATCCTGACGATAACCCTCGTACCAATGTCGCAATAGGTGTTGATAATGGACGAGTAAAGCATTATGTAATAGGGAATCGTTACGGAATATTCCAAGTGGGAGTTACTGAGTCATGGGATGAGATTGAGGATTTACGCAATCGGTACTCTGCATATATGGTTATAGATGCACTTCCGTATCCTAATGTTCCTCAAAGATTGGTAAAGCAATATCCTGGAAAGGTTTTTGTTAATTACTATTCTACAGACCGTAAGGCACGTGAGGTCTTGAAATGGGGAGATAAAGATAAGAGGGGTGTTGTATATAGTGATAGGACAAAGATAATTGATTCAGTGGTTGCTGATCTACATACACAGGATATATGGTTTAATTTGACACTTACTGATCTAGAGGAGTATATTTATCATTGGGGACAACTTTACAGGACGGTAGAGGAATCGGCACAGGGAATTAAAGTTCCAAAGTGGGAAACGATAGAAGGGAAACCCGACCATTTTGCTCATGCTACCGTATATTGGTATATAGCTTTGCAGAGAACTTTAAATCAAGGAGGAGTGATTTTGCCACAGCGTCCTAAGAAGGAGGAAGTTAATCCGACAATTAGTATTGAACATACTATGCCTGCATTAAATATTAATGAAGTTATAGAACGTGCTAAACGAAATGCAAGACGAAGAAAACGTAGAACCTGAATTACCAATGCCTGATAATTCACGGTTTTTTCATGTAACGGTTTTACTATCTCAAACGGGAAGTAGTATTAAGAAGAATATGCGGTGTATGTATTGTGGGATGATAATTAACCAGCATCATCGTTTAATTGAGATGATATTTGAAGGGCGTATTAGTGAGGAGAAAAGAGGGATTGAAATTCAATGTAGACGTTGTAAGACAATTTATAACATGATATAGTTAAAGTATGATACCTAATAGTGATACTAATGTTTCTTTAATGAATCGTGATGAGAACCGTGAGGATATTTTAGAGATGAGTCCATATGGACCGCTTACACTTAATAAAACTGACGATGAGCTTGCTTCTATAATACATACTAAAGTTGAGGATGCAGAGCGTTTTTGGGAGGATAAACTTCAACTCTCTACAGTACGTGAGCAAAATGAGCAGGCTTATTTAGGGTTGCGTGAAGATCCTGAGGAGTTATATGATTATCAGTTTCCATATAAAAACAATCGTCTAATTACTGCGGTTGAGACACTTATTCCTTTAGCTACTTCTCAAGTACCTGAGCCTGTTGTTACTGAGGCAAATGATACCGATGCTTCACGTGAGCTTGCTAAAAACTTAAAGATGGCACTTCTTGCCTTATATGAGGATTTATATCTTAAAGCTAACTTTGAGATGGTAGGACGACACCTACTTTTAGGATATCGCTTAGGGGTTATGAAGTATGCATGGGATGGAACGTTAGGGCGTATTGATGAAAAAGGTGAGAGGACAGGAGGGATTATTGCAAAGACTATACGTCCACAACGTATTGTTGTTGAGGCACGTACCTTATGGGAGGATATGAATGATATTCCTTTAATCGGTGAGTATCAAGCGGGTACGGTTGAGGATTTGGTTATGTTATATCCTGATAAGACAGATGAGATTTATAAGGAATTTGGTGCATCTAATAAGAAAGAGCCTGTTATGTCTTCACCTGTTGGGTATATTCATATATGGTTTTCATACTATGAGGGGAAAAAGAAACAGGAGGGATTTGTATGTAAGTATAAAAATCTTATTTTAGACAAGATGAAGAATCCTCATTATAACTATGAGGAATATGGAAAAGATGATAAGGGGGATCTTGTGTATAATAATTTCTTTGATAGACCACGTAAGCCGTACATTTTTTTCAATCATATTAACTTAGGACGGTTCATTTTTGATGATACATCTTTAATGGAACAAGCTATACCACAGCAGGATATTTTAATGAAACGAGGAAGGCAGATTGTAGAAAATGCTGATATGGCTAATTCTGGACTTGTGGTTAATGCTGAGATGATTAAGGAAGATGATGTTGCAAAACTCATTGGCGATCCTGATGAGAAGTTAATGGTTACAGGTGATGTGCGTGCTGCTGCTGCACGCTTACCACAGAATTTACTACCTGATTATGTACTTCAAGATAAGTATGACGCACGTAATGAGATAGATAATATATTTGGTACAACTGCACCTGTAAGGGGTGAAAAGTCGGATGCTAAGACTCTAGGGCAGGAGATTATATCTCAGCGGTCTAATATATCTCGTATGAAAACCTTAACGGAGTCTCTAGAACGTGGGGCAACAGGATTATATCAAGGGTTGGTACAAATGATGAAAGTCTTTTGGGATGAGCCGACAATGGTTAAATATACAGGTAGGGACGGATATACGACACATATGGAGTTTTCGCAAGATAAGATAGAAGATGGTATACAGGTTAGAGTTAAAGCAGGATCACTACTTCCTAGAGATGAAATTACCGAAAGAGATACTACGATACAGCTTGCCGCTACGCTTGATCCTTTATCTTTAGCTGAGGGCATAGGGAAGCGTGATCCGCAGGAGTTTGCAAAACGTATCGTGTACTATCAGTTTGCTATGGATAGGTATATGTCTGAGATACTAAATGTCGGTGTTGATGCGGTAGATCGTGATGCGGTTTCTGATATTAATCTTATAAACACAGGTCATGCTGTTCCTGTACGTGAGGAGCCTTCTAAGGAGTATTTATCTACATATGCATCATACCTTGAGAGTGAGACATTTTCTAAGTTAGATCCTTCCCTACAGCAGAAACATATTGAGTTTATTAAGGCTACGAAAGATAAGGCGATGTTAGATATTAAACAGGAAGCTCCAGAGGAAGGGGAGGCTGCTGATGCGATGGGTGCTATGACACCAGGTGCAGTACCCCCAATGGAGGGGATGGAGGAGGGGATGTCTCCTCAAGTGAATACATCTCTTAATGGAGCGCTCCCGCCTTCTCCTTTTGAGAAACCAGTATGAGACCTCTAATTGCTATACAAGATGAGAAAGAAAAGAAACGTTTAATGCATAAGCATGAGGCGATGATGGCACGTTTAGAGAAGTTGCCTGATGATAATGAGATTATTGAGGCAGTACTTAAAAAAGAAGGAGAGGATGATAAGCAGGATGAACGCTATGCCCAATGGGAGATTGTACAGGATTTAGTATCTACTGCGTGTTCTAAATTTATAGACGGTGAGTTATCTTTCAACGATTCAGTATCTCAACTGGGTGATGCGCTCTGCGGATTAGGCAAAAAGAAGTAAACCTCTTGACAAATCCTTTCGTATGTGGTACTTTTATTATATAGAGGCATTATAAGCCCGCTGTTAGGCGGGTTTTTTTTATTTATAAACTATTATGACATTTTCACAACGTGTAGTATCAATAACCCAAGATAAGATTCTCCCCAAGGTTACGGATAACTATTTGTCCGATAACTTCGCTACATTTAGATTCATTTCCAATGGTAGCGCATGGAGTGGAGAAACACTTAAAAGACCTGTAAAGCTTTCCAAAAATACTTTGGGAGGTTCATTCTCAGGTTTAGATGAACACTCAACGTCTACGGTTAATACCCGACAGACCATGAGTTACGATGTTCGTGCGTATGAGATTCCAGTTGCTGTTCCTGGACTTGAAAGAGCAGTTAATCAGACCGATGCACAAGTTCTTAATCTTGTAAGAGTTGAGCTTGAATCTTCAATGGAGGATGCGCTTGATGATACAGGAGATATGTTCTACGGTGATGGGACAGGTAATGACAGTAAAGATTTCAATGGTTTAGGGAATCTTGTTGATGATGGAACAACCGCATCAACGATTGGTAATTTATCAAGAACAACCTATCCAACACTTGCAGGAACACGAACTGCATCAGGTGGAACGATGACATTAAATAAGATCGGGACACTTATTTCTGCGGTATCGGCAGGTTCATCTGCACGACAGCGACCTACACTTATGATTTCAAATGAAACTGTGTGGGATCTTGCAGAAAGCTTACTCACTCCTACCGTTCAATCAAACTATGAGGCAAACGGATTTCCGATGGTTACACGCCGATCAAGGGGTGTTATGACCGCAGCTTCTCTTAAAGGAGCGCAGGGATTTGTTTCAATCGTGCTTCGTGGTATTCCATATGTAGGAGATGAGAAATCTACATCACAGACATTGTGGGCGGTTAATGAGAACTATCTTGATTGGTATGGACTTAAAGATAGTGAGCTTAAATCAATTAGCTTAGGCGCAGGTGCAAATATTGACGGAGTGTATGCAGAGCCGCCAACTGAGAATACAGGACTTCAATGGACTGGATTCTTACAGCCTACTAATGTATATGGTAAAGTAGCACATGTATACCTTCTTGGTAACTTGGTTACTTTCCAACCACGCAGACATGGAAGATTAACAGGAATTACAGGAGTTTAATAGTTAAATAATAATATTATGTTTGGAGGACTAGTACAAATAACAGAATCGGACGCTTATGAGGAGAGTTCACTTGCCTATCATCAATTAGGCAGTATCGCTTTAGATCAATATGGCGATATGTATCGTTATGCTCAGGTAGGTGCTGTCGCTTTAACAGCAGGACAAATTCAGCAAGCTCCTACTCAAAAGACCAATCACCACAATAGAGCAGCTTCAGCTGCGGTTGCGGTAGGAGGTACTGCAGTTACAGTTACTTTAGGTGCAACAGCTGCAGTTGCTAATGAGTATGCGCAAGGGTATCTTGTTGCTAATGATGTCAGCCCAGAGGGTGAGACATACAGGATCATAAAACATCCAGCAGCTAATGCTTCTGCAACGCTTGAGGTAACAGTTGATAGACCATTTAAGACGGCTATCACCACATCATCTGAGTTTACGTTGGTACATAATAATTGGAATGGCGTACTTGTTGGATCTGCTGTAACTATCAGAGCCGCAGGTATCCCCCTTGTTGATATGACCATCGCCTACTATGGATGGTTAAAGACACGAGGTGTAACAGCAGCACTTATTGGATCAGCGGGAACATTAGGAGCTGATCTTATCGTATCAGCAGCCACACCTGGTGCACTAACAGATAGAACCGACTCACTTGGAGCTTCNGCTGAACCAGTTGTTGCGGTAGCTGATATCGTACTTGGTGTAACAGGTGAATATAATCCTGTACGATTGGTAATAGATTAAGAAAATTAGAGCGTATTGACGAGAGTTAAAATCCCTCTTTTGGAGGTGTAATATTCAGGATACGCATGGGAAAACCCTCTCATGTGGAGGGTTTTTTTATAGTAATTTATATTATAAATTTATACAACTTATATGAAAGCGAGAGATTACTTTCCCGCAGTTAGATATGGTGCAAAGTGGTATCCAGAGGACATTGTCGGGACAATGTTTATGAATGATACCAATAATTATTGGTTTGTTGATGGTGATAAATCAACAGGTGGAGGTGGTAAATCATGGGAGGATGCATTTGCTGATCTTGAGAGTGCAGTTAATAATACTTCACTTACCGCAGGAGATACGATTTTTGTTGCTGCACGAACAATGGCAGCTACAGATACCGATCCTATCTCTTATACAGAAAATGNGGTACTTGATACACCAAGTGTGTCAATTATCGGTATTTCAAGAGGAAGAACGCAAGGAGGTCTACCACAGCTTAAAGTAGGATCAACAACCACAAGCCCTATTATTGAAATTAAAGCTCCTGGGTGTCTTATTGACAATATTGGAATAAATGGCGCAGGTGCTACAGGTGGTGGTATTAAACTTACTGATGATGGCGGATCAACATCTGCTACATTTGGATGGACAATTGCAAACTGTCATTTCAAAAACTGTAAAGGTACAACTGCAACCAANGCTTTAACAGGTGGTGCGGTTTGGATTGGTTCTGACGGTGGTTCATGGCAGGGATTACTTACCAGCTCAAGATTTTATAAAAATGTAGGAGATTTTATTGTTGCTGGTACTTCAGGTTCAGTTCCACAAGATATTGTTATTGAAAATAATGTCTTTTCTGGACCTGCCGCTAGTGTTGATGTTAATATCATCACAGGAGGTTCTGGCGTTGATGGATTGATTGTTAGAGACAATCATTTCACAGCTATGCCAGCATTGAGTTCAGCAACAACTGCAAGGTATGTTGATCTTACTGGCTCTGTCGGTTTAATGAGCAATAATTACTTTGCTTCTCTTACTGCAGCTACAGGTTCACCAGTAACGTTTGCAGCAGCAGGGACAGGTGGGAAAGTTCCTACAACTGTCTTTATGGCAGGTAACTGGGGTGAAACCACAACCGCAGGTGAATCAGGCGAGATTATTAGAACATAAGCTTAGAAGGTAGTGGGCGTTGTTATAGTGCAACGCCCATAGTTATAATTTTATTAATGATATATGAAAAGTGTTAAGTCAGAAAAAAAACTAGAGAAGAAGGTTAAACCTATTGTGGATTATCCTGATTATGGGGATTATATAAGAGCAAAGAGAGAAAAAGAATCAAAATAATATGTCAGCGTTAAAATGGACAATTCAACAGATATGTCCTCAATGTATTGGAACAGGTTTAATTAATATTACCCAGACAACCCCTGAGTTAAATGATCCTGAACCTAATGTAATGACAACAATATGTACAACTTGTAACGGAGATAAAAGGATAGACTGGGGGTATATCAATGTTCCTGAGGCGTTTACAATTGAGTTAGTACAAGATATTGTTGATGCTTTACCTTAAAAGTTAACTTATAAATATGACTAGTATAACAAGTACATTCTCACGTGATGGGAATCGGATTCCCATTACTAATCTTGGTCTTATTACGAAGAAAACTATTACATTCGCTGGTGATACGGCTAATGCGTGGGGTGACGATGGAGGAACGCTTGATGGGGCAGCTATATTTACGGTCACAGGGGCCGTAAAGACTGTCGTTTTTGGCGTTTGTACTACCAATTTAGCTGGTTCTGGGACCCATGAGGTTGGGATTGCTGGAGCAACTACTATTTATCTTCCGACAGAGGCGGCCTTGGATATAAATTCAGGAGATTTTGTCGCTAATAATGCTACAGTTGGGGCTCATCTTATTATAGGAGAGCAGCAAGCCGCTGCTGACAACTTTCCTGAATATATGCTTAATGGACAGGATATTATTATGACTATAGCTGGTGGGGCGAATATTGAATCGGGCGTGATTGACTACTACTGTATTTGGAATCCTATTTCTGATGATGGGAATGTGGTTGATTCAGGTAACTAATTGACAATTTCTTCTTTACAGGTCTATAATGAAGACATGGGTACTTCTATAGATGATCTTCTTAAAGAGCTTACTATAACAAAAGAGGAGGGGTTATCACTTCTTCATCGTGAGTCTGATAAACTCATTTCACTTTTAGAGCAAGGACTTACTGCATTACATGATAAGGGTGTTGAGTTGACAAAACAAATTTATGAAGGTGAGAAGCGTGTTGAAGAATTACAGAAAGTTATACATGATTTAGAGGAGAAAGAGGTTATGTTTAAGGAGAAAGAAGATGAATATAATATAAAAAAGAAATCATTAGACGAGCAGGAAGAGAATCTTATAACGCTTCATAAGGCGCTTAATCAACGTAAAATACTTCTTGATGCTAAGGAGAAAGAGTTAGAAGTAAGAAAGAGACGACATGACTAGTTTACCACGTGATGAAAACCGTGTACCTGTTATTGGTGGGGTATCATCATCTGATGGGAGTACACCTACACCTGTTGAAGTTAATCCAACCACAGGACGCACGTTAGTTGATACAGGAGACACTTCAGCTACATTAAATTCATTTCAGGTAAATAATTTAGATGATGATAATACTACCGCAAGTGTTTTATATATTGGCATGGTTAAAGATGACGGAACATGGTGTATTAAAAAGTTTGATGAGAGTACAGCTGCAACACCAGTTATTACCTATGCAACGGTAACTAATAATCCTGCAGTAACAACCTATGCAACTGCATGGGCTGCTATTGCTACTCTCACCTATAATGTCTATCAGACAGCATTTTGATTATGCAACCACAAATATTTAAAACCCTTG